ATCACTCTCTTTAGCTTCATTTTTCAGAATAATATAGCAGTTTACTTTTTCGTTATCAGTTATTAAGCTTGTGTCAAACTTAAACTTAATCTTGTTGTCTTCAATTCTTCCTTGCGTTTCCCAATACTTAACAGACTTAACAAACTTGAATAGTACTGTTATTTCTTCGTTAGTTAAAGTGTAATTACTAATTGTTAACTCAAACTCATTGTTATTTTTGTCGTGAGAGTAAAGCTCGCAATTACTGCGAACTTTAATTCTCTTATTTACTGTGTTGTTAAATGTTAGTTGTATTTTTTTATCTATCATCATTTACCTCCTTTATCATTTTTTACTGGTAAATTTTTAAAGCGTTCAAACATTTCAGTTACTGCCCCGTTCCCTTCAAGCTCCTTGTAAGAGTGATATAGTGTTGTAATGTCCCTTAACTCTTTTAATGTTATATAACCTCGTTCTATTAACTCATTCATATCTTGTAGCAGTCTATAGCGGCTCAATATTCTTGTTCCGTCTGCTGTCTTTTGAACTAAGACTTTTAACTCTATTAACGTAGCATTAATATTATTGAGGTTGTTATTACTCTTTTCTAAGTAATGTTTAACTACTAACACTAATACTGAACTACCACCACCAACTAGTGCAACTAGTAGACTATCGCTCATTTTTCACTTTCTCCACAAGAGCTTTTAATTGCTCTTTAGAGTTAACAAGTTCTTTTAACTCTTTAAGCTCTTTGTTTTCGTTAAGCAAGTTCTCATAAGCTATTTTATAGTTTGCTAACTCTATTTTTGATTCTGCTAATTCTTGCGCTATTAAATGTATCGGTTGTAATTTATTTTCCATTGATTCTTTCCTCTAATCTTTCTATTTTTTGTAAAAGTTCTTTGTTTTGTTCCATTAACTCTTGTACTCCCTTAATAGCGTACATACTTAATCTAAAATGCTCTATCTCTAGAATATCTGGACTTTTAGTTACAAGTGAATCATCTAGCTTTTGAACGTCTTGTGCTATTAATCCTAGCTTAACGGGTTTTTGGCTTCCTGTTTCTTTATATTCCTTTTTCCAACCAAATCTTTTAAACTGTAGCTTTCCAATTAAGTCTAACGCTCTTTCAGCTGTAGGGGTGATATTCTCTTTTAGTTTTTGGTCAGAATACGCCTCTCCTATCCTTACTGCAAAATAGTTTGAGTTATTTTCATATGGATAACCGAACATGATTCTTGAACCACCCTCTGCACCCCATAACCACCCTATCCACGATATTTTGGAGTAGGTCGGATTTCCTCTATATCCCCACGGATGAACAGGGTTGTTATTACTAACGTTTGATACTACAACAGAGCCCATCAAGTTACTAAATTTCTTAATTCTATTGTCAAAGAACGGGAATCCCATTTTAATTTGTCCGTGAACAGTCATTAATGTTTCATCGTATATAGGTTTCGCTTCGTTTGGATTTTGAATGTTTGTAATGTTAAACACTGATAATCCCTTACCTAGTGAGTTGTAAGTTGCGTTGAACTGCACACCTACCCCGCTTGCATCTGGTCTATTTTCGTGAGGTAATACAAACCTTACACCAGTCCCGAATGGCTCGAAATAACCATTGTCTCCTATTCTAACTTGTGAACGTCCTGTTATTATGAATCCATCTAGCGTATGTCCCTCTAGTTGCGTTGTGTTGATTTTAACAGTTTTTAAATTGTTGATAAAAGCATTTTTTGAAAATAAATTGTCAATGAATCCCTCATTAGCCATCAATTTATTAATCATTCCATCATCAACTTTTAAATGCGTTCCCTCTATCGCTTCTGCTTGTATGTGTGTTCCTTTGATAGCTCCAAACTTGATATTAGCAGCCTCTATTGTACTAACTCCTAAATGTTTACCTTGAATACTTCCGTCTACTAATAACTCTGCATCTTTCTTTTTAGTGATTTTTAGATTTGAAATAGTAACAGGATTAGTATTCTCATTCATTAGCAATTTAAAACAATACTTTTCTACATTGTTGTTCGCAGCTCCTAACCACTCTACAAGTATATTTTTGTCTAAAAATTCTAACCCTTGTTGCGTGCTACCTTTTTCACGAATTAAAAAGTCTTCGTTGTGAATTGCGCCGTCTTTATACACCGTTTCAATTCGTAAAATTAAATTGTTTGTTAGTTGTCCTTCCCAGTCTAGCAAGCCTTTTACAACGAACTCATCCCCTCTTTTTAGGTTGTCGTGAGTGATATAAGGTGTAATTTGCATCTCGTTAGAATCTAATTTGAATGTTTCTCTTTTTTCAAAATTAGCTATGTTATCGTAGGTTGGTGTAATTACCATCCTATCCGTTATAGCTTGGATGTTATCGGGATTAGTTACAAGTAAACTTGTTAATGTCTTTCCGTCTACTTTTTTTCCTGCTCCTAGCGTTATTCCATCTTTTGTTACGCTAACTTCCGATTTTTTCAATACATCGTTCTCAAAAGAGCTTACACTTGCGGATATTTCGTTGTATTTCTGATTGAAATTAGATACAGCATTATCAACATCACGCTTTACTTGGTTGCTTATCCCCTCTGCAGTTGCAGCTAATATAGTGTTAAGCTCTGTTTCTTTAAACTCTGTCAAGAAACCTTTGTTATTAAGTTTCAAGCGCCCCCAAAATTCGCTAGTTTCATCTCTCATCTCAATATCAAGGTCTCTTAATTGTTTAAAGATACCACTTAATGAGTTTGCTTTTTCGTAAGGACGTTCAAAGAATGTAACGTCTGTTCCACGCTCTAGCTGTAGTTTCGATATCTTGGTGCTACCATTACAGCCTATGTGATACAATCTAACTTCCTCATCTTTTACAGTAGGTGTAAATGTGTGCTCATACTTACCATTTCTAAATAATGCAGCTTGTTTCTTACCATTTATTTCTATATCCACTTTTCCACCTACTCTCTATATAATTTAATTGTTACTCCTGCTACAGAGCTTTCCCCTTGCCAGCCCATTTTTTGAATAAATGCTTCCTTATCTTCTGGACTTGCGAAATAAATATAAAATTGATAATTAGAATATCTAAAAGATTCCATCGTGTTAACTTCAACATCATTTACTGTTATTCTTTTAACAATATTTGCATCTGTGAATCTGTAATCATTTGCTGCCACTGAAATAAATTCAGAAAAATCATCGTTGAACATTAAAAAGCAACCCTCTAACTTTTTAAGTAAGGTTGTGTATTCCCATATTAATTTATTACCTATGTATCGCTTTATAATAGGTGTATTACCTAACATTAATCTTAATCTTTCCATACTAACACCTACTTAACAATGTCATAGATTGTATTGTTATCTTTAATTGGGATTAAGTTATATTGTTGTTCTGTACCTACCCAGTATTGAAGACCTTGTCCGTTCTGTTGGTTAGCTATTGTGTTACCTTTTAAATCATCTAAATTAGGTTGCCATTTGGGAGGGATTTCCTCTCCATAACTTATATAAGGCTCTGCAATTTTGAAATGCCCATTCTTAACTACATACAAGTAAAACCAATGTAGCTCGTTACCAAAATCAATAGTTTCAGTAATTGTTATTTTTTCTTCGTAAACTGTCCATTTATCTCGTGGGATATTACTTAAATTAATTGATTTTAACACTTTATTACCAGTATGCTTTTTGATATTCAAATATAATCCACTATCAAGGTTAACATCTGAATAAATGTAAATAGGTAGTCTTAATACTAGTTTATCTCCAGCTTTTAATATCTTTTGTGATGTGTTGATTTGTGCTCCTGCCCATGTATTACTACCAGCACCACTCTTTTTAACATCAAGAGCATTACGTCCGTTAAAATCACTTGGGATAATCTCAAGAGTGGGATTACCACTAGTCCTAATATTAGTATCTGGAAAAAGAGAATTAAGTATTAAGTTATAATCTCCAATAACTGCATCTTTACCTTTTAAACTTTCTTTCTCTTGTTGTGATAAGGCTTGAAACGTTCCATCTATTCCTTTTTCCCCTTGAATACCTTGTATCCCTTGTTCTCCTTTTTCCCCTTTTTCTCCTGCTATATATTTCAAGTCTCTATATCGACTTATCCCGTTACCTATTTTAGCTTTTCCCGTGTCAGTCTCGTAACCTAATTCTCCATCAAGCAAGATTAAAGAGCTTTCTCGCCATTCATTTAACGACATTCTTTTATGTTGCACTCTTATAGGTATTTTTTCCGCCATTAGTTACCTCCATCAAATATATATTTAGGTGTCTCGCTCCAACTTCCCTCTATATCATCGTTATTGCTATCTGCAATTTCTAAAAATTCTATAGGTGCTGTTACTGGTGCGTTACTCCTAACATTAGTTTTTTTGTTTTGTTCTTTAAACCATAAACTTGAAATTTTTAAAATGTAATAACCATCATAGACATGTAACAACATTTTTTCAGTATCTCCAGCATTAAACGTTGTGTCTATTGGCTCGTAAAATTCATTTTCATCTACTAACCTAACCATTAATGGATGTGGAGCAGGTCTACTAAGTTTAAGTTTAATATCATAATAATCATTGTTTGTACAAATAGCTTCCCAACTGATAGTGTACTCTTTACCTACTTCGAATCCATCTCCATTATGTTCAATTAATATATATGGTATTCCTGCAGGTATTTCTCTGTTTGTATCTCCCTCAACTCTATTCTTACCATAAGTAATAGAATCATCAGTTCCAACCATTTTTAAAGTGGTTTCTGCAATTTGTGTAGTTTCTTCAATTTGTTTTTTAAGTTTGTTAAGACTTTCTCCGTTGATAGATTTGAAACGTTCTTCAAACTCTGATACAGCCTTGTTAACTTCTTCTCTAAATGCTTGTGTAGTCGTGTTAAACTCTTCTCTAATCTTTTTAGAAAACAATTCACTATTAATTACAGCCTTCTCTATTCCTTGTTTTGCACTATCTTCTATTTCTTTCTTTTTCTCATTGAAATACTTCATAAAGATAGCTTCTTGTTCGTCTAGTAATTGATTTAATCTTTCCTCTAGGTAAGAGTTTTGTTTTTCTATCTTCTCTAGTTGCGTTTGTGTTCCGGTTACTTGTGTAAAGTTGCTCCTTGTGTCTCCAATTTCTAACTCGTGATTCTCTTCTAGGAGTACATCCCACACAACTTTAATAACTTTTGCGTTCTCGTTCATAATACCTAAGTCTTCATAATAAACTTTTAATGTGTCGCAAAGGTCAACTACTTCAATAGCAGTATTCCCAAAAACGCTACTTACTTTACTTAAGTCTTGATAAGATAGCTTTAAGTTAAGTTTTGGTACTCCTACATTATTGCTTTTTATGTAATGATTAGCTTCACTCCTTAACTTTTCAGCCGTTCTTATCTTGTCATCACTTGAGAAGTCTACTTTTAAAATTCTTCTATGAGTGAAGTTGCTAGCGTGCGGACTGTCTATTATTATTTCTGGAAGTGTTATTATTACCTCTTCTTTGTCTTTGTGTTTAGCGTTTGTATCTTGGTATTTAACAAATGGAAATATAGATGTATAAGTTTCTAATATACTTTCCTCTTGTTCTATATCTAATAAGTTCTTACCATAAGCGATAATTGTCGGTGTATCTCTTCCCATTTGCTTATGTAGTTTAATGTTTAGATTATCGAACTCATATTCTCCGCCCCACACATCAAGAATAGAGCCTTCTTTACCTCCTAGAGCTTCTCTTGCGTTTTCTATATTGTCAATTGTCCATTTAGTAGTATTATTTGTTGTGATGTCAGACCACACAAAAAATTTTTCCTTACTGTCTAATAGGTTATCCTTCCATATTTCAAGCGCATTTGTTGCGCTACCTTGTACTTTTATTTCTCCGTTGATAACATTCATAGCAGTTTTAACGTATGATTCATGTTGACAATAAAATTTGAATCCATCTTTATTTTTTGTAATTTGCGATACTATGAATCTTTGATTCTTGGCACGATGTCCTGCATCACTTTTGATTATCATTCCTTCTTTAATCTTATCAACATCTTTTCCGTTGGAGTTGTAGTCAAATTCAAGAATGTAAATTCCGTTACGCTCTCTTGAAACGTAACAATTAGAAGCATCGGTTAACACCGATACTCCTAAATGCTCAAAATTAGTTTCGTTTGCGTTGTATAAAATAGGATATGCCATTATGCGTTAGCCTCCCATCTTGGTGTAATTTCACAAGTAAAAGAGTTATTATCCCAATTAATAGTATTTTCTCCTAGTTGTAATACCGGGAAGGGATAAGTATATACTTTGTCGTATTGTGGCTCTTTATTGTTGTAATAAGCGGACTGTGTTTCACAGTCAATAACAATATGCCCGCTAACACCTTTTAACTTAAATATCTGTGAATTAATAGTTAGCTTCACATCTCCAGTACCTGTTAACTTGATTAATGGTTTACTTTCTCTAAGTTCTGGATTTACTATTTTTTGCCCTCGTCTAATCTGAATAGGTTGAAGTCCTAGCTTTAAATATTTGATAGGATGTAATTTAAAGTTTAATATGCATTTCTTTTTAGCGTTTAAACTACCTTTTATATTAAACGTTTCAAAAAATGCAGCTTTATATAAATATTTATCATCCCAACTATACTCAAAGTCTTTCCATTCTCCGCTAGATTCTATTAACCATATGTTCATTAATCTTGTTGTTTCTTCTACATCAACTTTAGGACTTGTTACTTGCCTTTTCTCTAAATATCTTGTGCCATCTTGTCTACTTTTAACATCAAGTGTTATATTCACTCCTTGATATAGAGTAAAAGGGAAGGCTCTTGGAATAGGTTTTAAATTCTTTTTATTACGAATCTTTCCACCGTTAACTCCATCTATCTCAATTAGTTCTATATTCTTTTCAGTTGATTCTATCTCTATATCATCAACCAACCTTAACCCTAATTCTTTAGAGGTTATACCATTATATTTAATATATTTATTAATCAAGTCTTCCGCCCTCCTCTCTAATCATGAATTTAATTTGTTTATATAAATCTCTTACATCATCTTTAGAATGATTTTCAAAGTTTTCAATATGTAGTAATGCTTTGTAATTGTTGGCTGTACTGTTGTTGACTGTGTTTCCAGCTCCTGCTGTTGCAAGACTTAATCCGCTACTACGTCCTAAGCTTAACATCTTCTCAGGCGCTACACTCATTCCGCTAGCTCTATCTACCATATTTCCTAGTGCTTTAAATACTGTAGGACTACCTTTCTCAATACCTTTTGCAAACCCTGCAGGTACAAACACCCCTAACCTTGCAAATAACCTAGAAGGTGAGTGAATCATTGCTGCGGCTCTTGCTGCTCTCTCTGCTTGTGCGACTAGAGCGTTAGCTGCTGCAGTTACTGCACCTAATGCACTCATCATCCCTTGAGCTAGTCCGTTACCAATTTGCGCTCCGATACTAACCATTGCACCGATACCGCCTCTTGCTACTCCTTGCATCGCACTATTAATACTACTCATCGCTCCAGTAATAGCTCCTATAGAGCTGTTTAATCCGTTAGCTATGTTCTGTCCGCATTCTTGACCTGCCCTACTTCCTGTTTGACTCATTTCAGATGCCATTTGAGATAATGCAGATATGATTTGAGAGCAAGCACTTTGTACAGCAGATACTGCGCTTTGCATAGAACTAGTAATACTGCTAGAAACTGTTGACATTGCACTACTAACAGATACTGCCATACTTGTAATTTGAATACCAATACCAGCTACTGCTGTTCCTATACCGCTTAATTGTGCCACCGTTGAGGTGATTGAAGCACTTAAAGCAGTGAAAGACATTGACATTGCAGTTATTGCTGTGTTAAGTGTTGTAAACATCATAGATACACCGCTTAATGCTGCTCCCATACCTGTAATTGCAGCGCCAAACATTGTAAATTGAGAAACTGCCATTGTTAAACCTAAACTTAATGACATAATACTAGTGTTAAATGATTCTAGTTGTGTACTCATCGCTGTTAATCCAGCTAATGAAGTTAGAGCGGCTGTTGCGAATGTTGATAAACCTGTGCTTGCAGCCGTTATAGAAGCTGGGATTGTATCGAACGCTGCTTTAATTGCATCAATAGGAGCTACCATCGACTGTAAGGCGCTTCCTGTAGTTTGTGCTACACTACTTACAGAACTAAGGGCGCTACTAAATGAATTCATAGCGCTACTTAACGATTGCATTTCTCCAGCTTTACTAGTGATACTACCTAATCCCAATGCTATCGCTGCTAATGAGCCTGCAAGATTACCAACACCAACACTAGCTATATTTCTAATACCTTCTCCGAAAAGTCTGAATCCGTTCCCTGCACGTTCTGCGGATTCTCCAACACTTCTAATTACGTTAGAAATACCGTCTAATACTGATTTAATTGAACTACCAACACTAGTAATTACTGTTCCAATACCTTCAAATACACTTTTGATTCCATTTCCAACACCCTCAAATGCGCTTTTCAGTCCTTCCAATACCGATTTAATAGAACTCCCAACGCTTTCAATCACGCTTGCTACACCTTGCATTGCGCTCTGAATTGCGCTACCTACACTAGATACTACACTACCGATTCCCTCGAACGCTAACCTTATTCCGTTACCTGCTCCAGTTGCTGCAGCACCAACTCCCACTAGTGCGCTCTGAATTGCACTACCTAAGCTAGTTACCACACTCGCTACACCTTGTAAGGCGCTTTGAATACCAGTTCCAATAGCTATAATAACTGTTGCCACACCTTGTAGGGCTGCTTGAAGTCCTGTTCCTAATGCTGTGATGATTGAAGTTAAGGCTGTACCTAGTGAACTTATAATAGCTGTAAGTCCTGTTCCTAACGCTGTAATTACTGCTGTTATTGCTGTTCCTAATGCAGTAAATACCATTGCAACACCTTCTCCTTGCGTTCCTAATAGTGCAAGCCCTGCACAAACTAGAGCAATTGCTGCTCCTAGTGCTAAAAAGTTTTGAGGTGGTACTAGAGCGATTGCTTGCCCCAGTCCTCTAAATGCAGTTGCTAGTCCTGTTCCTATGCCTTGTGCTGCTGTTGATATTCCTTTACCTAAACTATCAATGATTTTAGGTACACCACTTAACGCTGTTTTGATGCCTTTTCCTATGCCTTGTGCTGCTGTTGATATTCCCTTTCCAACACTTTGAACGCCTTTTCCTAGACCTTCAAATGCATTTTTCAGACCAACACCTGCGTCTTTTACTACCGCTCCTATTCCTTTTAGAGCATTATTAATAACACCACCGATTCCTTTAAAAAGCGACTCTAGTCGGCTTTTCGATTCGCTTACTTTACCTGTAACATCCTCTAACGGATTACCTATACCGCCTTTACTAGCTCCTTTAGAGCCTTTTAGCATTTTCAAGAAGTCTAATCCTTTAGACGCCATTTTAATAGCTTTAATTGAACTAGCTATCGCTAAGAATCCGTAAGCTATAGCACTTAATACACTTGGTGGGATAGCGCTTATAATCTTACCTATTGCGCTAACTACTTTAGCTGCCCATTTAACTATCTCTCCGAACACTCTCGCTACAACAGATAATACACCACTATTAGCTAACGAGCTTATAATATGAGATATTGCATTACCAACACTTTTAAGAGCGTTACCAACTGCAGTAACTGCTCCGCTATCTCTGAATGCATTCCACATCTTTTTAACTGTGTTAGTTAACAATGTAACACCAGCTGTTATTTTACTAACAATTCCATCAATATTAATTCCATCTAAGAAATGACCTAGTTTCTCTGCCATTCCGTCAAAGTCTATCTTCTCCATTGCATCAGTTAAGCTTTTAATAGCTTTGATTCCGAACTTACTAAGTTGTTTAAAAGCTGGTTCTAATTTGTTTGCTAGCGCTTCTCTTGCTCCGTCTATAGCTTGGTCTATCGTTTTAAATTCCGTTGCCATTTTAGAAAAATCTGCATTATTACCAACTTTCTTAATCGCATTGAAGAACTCTTCTGTTTTAACTGTACCGTCTTGAACTCCTTTTACAAGTTCTTCTAAAGACATTCCCATTTCTTTAGCTACTGCCGCCATCCCTGCGGGTGCTTGTTCCATCATCAATTTAAAATCTTGCCATGCTACTTTAGGTTTCGCTGCCATTTGAACGGCTTGAGTACTTAATGTTTTCATCGCTTGCGCTGGGTTTTCTGCAGCCGCTGCAAGTCCGCCGAATCCAGTAACTAACTTATCAGTCTCTTTAACTCCTACTGCTGCTAATTGTGAGTAAGTCTGCGCCATATCAGAAGCACTATAGATTGTTTTAGTAGCATAATCTTGCATGGCTCTTTTTGCAGTCCCTATCTCTTCGGAACTTTTACCTAGCATTCGCATATTGCCCTCGAATGTTTGCCATGCTTTAGATGAGTTGTTAAGCTCTGTTAACATACTCTTAACACCGCTAGTAACACCGCTAATAGCTTTACCAATACCAGCACTAACTAAATTAGCGCCTAGAACACTTTTAAACAGAGAGCCTGTCTTTTCTCCTGCGCTCTTTAAACCCTCTAGCGAATCTTTAATTCCTTTTATCCCAGACTTTGCCTTTTCTCCAGTTAAGTCAACATCTATTTTTACTTTACCTACTGCCATTATTCAACCTCCTTTCTTGTTTATTTATTTAAGATAATTTATTCATCTTCGTAAGGAAGTTCATATTCTTGTTGTAGTTTTCTCATGTCTTCTTTATACTCTGCACTGTCTCCTTTTCTTGGCTTCCATGAACGAATCTTTAAAACTTCCATGAATTTGGTATCACTTGGAAGACCATTTAACAGAGCATTAAACTTTTTCCAATGCAATTTTTGTCTTTCTTCAATTAAATCTATGCCATAAGCCTGAAAAAAAGAAGCGAATATATAATCCGCATCATGTTTAAGACTATATACTCGCTCCTCCTCTTTCTTTTGTTGCACTGGCATAGGGTTGCCAGCTAGGTCATATTCAATTGCTTGTGTTTTTTCATTGACAATGTGTGCTTTGAAAACTTCTTCTAAGATTTCGTTTACTTCTATCAAGTTAAAATTTGAGAAATTAGCACCAGTTAGCATTTGTAAAGCTAAATAAGGCTTTATCTCCTCTTGTATCTCTGAATCTTGAAGCAGTTCAAATACTCTTAACACTTTGCCAAAACTTAAGTCAAGAGGATAAACATCGCTTCCAATTATTAAATTATCTTCTAGTTTTTTTGATAAATTTAACATGGTTAATCTTCAAGATATTTCAATAGTTTATCTTCTTTATAAGTGTTCCCGATTTCTTCAAGTAAGCCTTTAATCATTTGTATTGCGAACAATAAACAAGAAATACTAGATTCATTAGCTAAGCTGTAAACTCTAGTGAACACATCTGTATCAAATAGTGATTCCCATATATCTTTGCTTATGTTGTAGATAGTGTCTATATCTTCCGTTGTTCCTGTCATGTTATTAGCTTTTTCTTCTAACTTACCTAGTTCTTTGCCTAATCTATCAAGCTCTTTTATGTTTTTATCATTTACTGCAAAGTTTAAAGTAAACTCTCCAAATTCTACTGGAATAGTGTTTTCATATCTTTTAATTACAACCATGTTAAATATCCTCCTAAATTATGTTAATTAAACTACTGCTGTTTCTTTTGGTAATGTTACCCAACGAAGAGTACATTCAAAGTTCTCGAATTCGTTAGCATCTCCATCTCCTGCTTTGATACCACTTGCAATAGCTACTGCTTCCCATTGCGTTTTGTTGTCAGATGATACGACTTTAAACCATACTTTACGCTCATCTCCTACTTTATAACGTAGTCCTGCGATTAGTTTTTGTGCTTCATCTTCTACATCGTAGTTTCCTTCAAATGAGAAACCAGCCTTAACAGATACTACTACTTCCTCTGGTGTCCCGTCTCCGTCATAGTATGCAATGTCGTCTGTATCTTCATCTGTTTCATCGTTTACAGTTTTAATATATTTAGCTAACAGTTTATAATCTGCTTTTTGTGGCGCTGTTGTTGGGTTAGCAGGGTTAAAAACTGCTACATAATGCTTTCTAAGTGCGTTCTTTTGTCTTGCCATTAATTGTTATCTCCTTTAATTTCTAATTTTGCTGTTAATGTTAATGTGTAAATGAAAAAGCCTTGTTCATCTTGCCCATTAATAGATGGCTTGGCTATTTCCATTTCCAAAAATTGATACGAATTGTTTAAACTAGGTAATTTTATTCCAAATTGTGATAAATATGAGTGAATAGTCCAGATTATAGCATTTGCTCGTTGATTGTCTTTGCTTTTTACTGCTATCTCGTAAGGTAAGCTGATTTCTTGTGAACCGTCCATGAATAGTTGTTCTACACGTCCACCGCTTATAAGATTAATAACTAGGTCATCTCTTCCATTAAAGTAGTCTATTCTAGCTTTTAATCCTAAATTAAGTGTGTTTACATAATTACATAGAACTACTTGAAAATCATTGTTTGTTATCATTGTAAATTAAGTCCTTTCAATGCTACTTCTTCCCAGTTCTTCATGTTACTTGCTGCTGCTTTTTCAACCCATTTAGTACCAGTTCCAGGAACTGAATATTTTCTAAATGTAACAATACCATTTGTTCCAAAGTAATGTGCTCTTGCGTATACTGTATCCCAAATAACATAACCGCTGTACGCTTTCCCTGTACCAACAAGAGTGCCGCCTCTTTGCGGTACGTGACGTTCTGAATCCATTACAACCTGTTCTGCTACTTTAAACTCCGCCTCTTTCATAGCACCATAAGTAACACTACGCTCTAATTTTGTTATATCGTAACTAACTGTAATACTCATTAGATTACGTTAACCTCGTATGAGAAGACTTTGCCATTGAAATAATTAACTTGATAACTTACTACCTCATAAGTTCCATGCTCATCTGTAATTTGCGCTTGTAACCAACTATCATCTACTTTCACTTTAGAGAATCTAGGATATATAAATATATTCCCTGTTCTGTTCCTAACCGTGTTTGTTAGCTTACTAGCTTTTTCAGTCTTATCTATCGTAAGCCTGTCAAACCTTACAAAATTCACTGTAAAAGGCTCTTTATGCGAGTTTTTACCCCACATATCAACATCATCAATTAATTTTACTTGGATATTGTCAGTAAGTAGTCTTTTATCTATCATATATAGCCTTTTTATAACCGAAACCAACGCTATTTAATAAGTTAATTGTATCTTGTGAGAGATTGAAGTTATCTTTTATAGCGTTAGCTGTGTTATTGCTGTAATTGATTGTAGTTCTACCTATTGACAAGCTATTTAAACTTGCCTTATCCTCTGCGGTTGTTATCCCGCTGCTATCCATGTAATTTATCTGATATGCTATTGCTTGCTTAACGGCGTTCTTTCTTATAGGTATATCAGATTCAAATTCTACATTGCTGTAGAAGTAGTCTGTGTATAAATCTATAATGCTGCTCGCTCGTTCTTCTAATTGTTCAAAATTATCTATTTCATCAAAACCTAGTCTTTCGTATTCGTTTGAAGTTAAGTATGTCATTGTTAACCTCCTACTTAAGAGGAAGCTAACTAAACTTCCTCTGTGCTTTCTTTTTTAGTTTTCTTTAATACTAATGCATCTTCCCCTAGAGCAAGTTTAATCTCTTCTGCTCTTTCTTCGGAAAACTCTGCTGTTTCTCCTACTGAATAAGTGCATTTTTCGTATTTATCTGTAAATTCTGTTTTAATCGTATATTTTGGCATTGCTACCTCCCATTAAGCGATTGTACCTGCAATTTTAATGATTGCTTTCTTATTGTCTTCTAGTACGTAAGTACCGCCTTTAGCAGCTGCTTGTAAATGTACTCCGTCAAATTCTGTAGCTTCTACAGTTCTAGCTGTGTTGATACCAACGAATGCAATTACAATATTATCTGGTGCAAAGATTCCTAAAGTTCCTGTTTCTAAGTATTTCTCAGGAGTTTCTACTAACTCAATGCCTTTGTATTTAAGTAAGCCGTTACTGTCTAATGAAACACTAGAGCCTTTAGCTGTAGTTGTTGAAGCCATATCAATGATTGCGTTGTAAAGCTCTGCTCTGATGTATGCTTTCATAGGTGCATTGATTTCAGTATTAACTGTATATGCAGTAACTGCGTTGAATAACTTTTTGATACTAGCTTCTGTTAAGTCTGCTAAGTTCTCTGTTTTACCTGCATTAGTAGAAAGGAATTTCCCTATGCGTTTATTCATTTCTCTAGTTTGTGCTTCTGATTGTAGTCTTAATCTATCTGCAACTGCTGCGTTTAAATCATTGTTAACTGTGTAACGGTCTAATCCTTCGTGAATAGCTAGCGTGTAGCTGTAAGGTACTTCTTCATCTTGGTAAATAACTTCTGTCATATTACCGAATCTACTTCCAGCTCCTGTACCTGTTCCAAAAGATGTATTAGCATCTGTGCTGTAAGTTCCTACTACTACTGGAGTAGCGTTAGTTTTAACTGCGAATGCTTTTGCGTTGTGTTGCACTCCGTCTAAAATTTGAATAGGAGCAACTACTCCCTCGAATGCTTTTTTAACATCAAATACTGTAGATAGCATTTGCTTGTATTGTGGTGCATATTGTCTTACTGGTAAATTTTGATTTCCTGCCATATATTTTAATCTCCTTTGATTGCGTTATTTATATTGATTTATAATTGCTTGGAACGGGTCTGTTTCTTGTTGCCCTGTTCCGTTTGGATTCCCGCCAACAACTATTTGCGGTTGTGATTGCTGTTGTACTTGCTCTTGTTCGAATAGAAACGGTTTACTTTCTCTAAGCCCGTTTACTACTTCATCTAGTTTAGGCTTTCCATCTTCTCCTAGTTCTATCTTGTCAATGTCAATTAGTTTCATTAGAACATCAGAATCGTATGCCTTAACATCTTTAAGAGCTAGCGCAATAGCGTTTGTTTTATTTATTTGTTGCAGCTTACTATCGCTCTCAACCTTGTATTGCTCATATTCTTGTTGTAACTTTTCTAGTGCCTGCTTAACATCGCTGTTAGCTTCACTACTTTTCTTTAAATCTTCTAGCGTTTGTGATTGAGTTTCAAGTTGCTGTTTTAATGTCTCATTCTCTGCAGTTAACTCATTCTTTACTTGTGTTCTAGCGTGTTCTAGTCCTGCACCGTACGCTTGCATTATCTCGTCTATCGCTTCTTTATCCGTTATACCTGCATTAATTAACATTTCTCTTTTTAAGCTCATTTAAGAACTCCTTTCGTTTTACGTCCATCGACTAAATTTTTAATGCATAACGTGGCATTAAGCACGAAAAAAAAGCAGTTTAACGTCTTACTTTAGGACTAATTTATTACCATCTTAAAACAAATGGATTCTTTTCTATTAATTCTCTTTTACTGCTCCTTAACGTTCTTTCACGGAGCTTTAACTTGTCATATAGCTCTGTATTATCTAGAGCTTTTGCCATTTGCTTTTTATCTTTAACTTGCTTAATGGCTCTTTCATAAGATTTTAGCTTTGCTTTATCAAGTGCGTTTTGTTTAAGTTCTTCCTCTGTTAGATTCTCTACATCTTCTCTTAATCTTGGCTTGTAATTCACACCTATTACAAAAGGTGTAAGGTAATGACCGCAGTTGATACCTAGACAACCCCCAGGAGTTCCTAGTCCATAATCTGGCAGGCTTAATACTCGCTCTCCTTTTATAGTTCTTGCAACTCCTTTAGTTACTATCCTATGTTGAAGTGGTGCGCACATCTCTCTAGCGCTTGATTTAGCGCTGTAGTAATATGTATCTATTCCGAACTCCTCCGCAGGCTCTTCTTTTAGCTCTCTATACGTTCTAAAAGTTGTAGTTCTTATTACTGTTTGTGCGTATCTCTCCGCCGTCCACGTCCTGCCCCCTCTATCTACAAATGCAGTAAAGCCATTGTCAAACATTTCAAATACTGCTTTAGTTAAGGCTTTTTTCTCATCTGATATACCACCAACTACAGTACCTACTGCTTTCTCTAGCGCTTGTTTGAAACCTTTTTGAAGTGCAGGGGGAAGAGAGGTATTAATTAAATTGTTAGTGTCGTACATGGTTTGCCTTGCCATTGCATCTAAAGACTTTTGCAAACCATAATTGATGCTTGCAGTTGTCTCTAGTGCCTTTGCTAGTTGCTCGTGTCCGTGTTTATAAATCTCAAAACCCTCATTAGCAATAACATCTCTAAATAGTCTTTCTGATATATCGCTATACTTTGCTATTGTTTGAACATTTTCTTCTGTAAGCAAATGCATATCGTTTAATTTTTCTAATTGCCATACATAAGGATTTCTTAATAAATCTGCATTCCCACGTTGTTTTAACCTTTTAATTGTATTAATCATAAGTTCGATGGTTAAATCATGGTAGACTTGCTCTACTTCTTTAGACTTTAACCAGAACTTACCATCGTTTTCTGTTATCTTCATCGTTGTCTATACCATATATATCTATGTCTTGTTGTTCTAGTTGTGGCTCTACTTCTGCATTAATCTCTGTTAACATCTCATTAGCTTCTACATCAGTAACATTAAGTATTTTAGTAATAGCAAACCTTTTACTAACTAATCCACTAGCTACTGCTTTAATCCAGTATGTAAGTTCTGCGTTTCTGTCTGTAAATATCCCATCATCTAAATTAATAGATATTTCTTCAAACGTTGGTATTTCTCCGCTATAGATTCCGTTAGCTTTAGCAAGTTCGCAAATAGATATTACTAACTCTTTCAATGATATTTCTACTAGTGAAACTATACTGTTTCTCATTTGGTAAGTATCTGAATTTTCACTAACTACCTCTGTAGCAGTTTTCATTGACTTACCATCAAAAGTAAACATACCAGCACTAACTCCTAGTTGCATTTCAAATATTGATAAACCTTTGTTAATAGCTTTTATGTAATCTTCCGCTCTTATTGGTGTAGTTAAATCTACTATCTTGTTATCATCAATACCCCCGCCAACTTGAACAAATACATTTTGTTCTACCTCGAATCTACGTTTCTTAATAAAATGTCCGTCATTATTTTGGAAAGTTACTTCTGTTAGATTATCTGGTACTGCTACTCTACGTTGCCCCATCTTAATCTCCCACATAAACTCATCATATGTACGATTGATAAAGTCTATTGTAGTTTTTGCATTATCGAAGATTGATAAACCTAGTGGGCTGTTAATATCTTTGTTGTTCATCCCTGCTGTTTTAAGGTACGTAAACAACGGTCTACTTAATCCTTTAATTGTAACGCTCTCTGTTAAATCCTCGTACAATTCAGTTAAAGGTACTCTTGTTCCTACAACACTGCTTGAATTAGACTTGTAAAGCTCGTTAGTAATTTCTAAGTCTTCTCCGTTCCATTCATGAAACTCTATTAGAGTATAATACTTGTTCTCTTTGCCCTCACTCTTAATTGTCTTTGTAACAATAGCGCTACTAGATATATCTTGAGTATTACTCTCTAACGGTAAGAATACAGGCGCTTGAATGAAAGCTATCTTTATTGTTTTACCATCAAAGTATGGACGCATTGCTAGACCACCTAGTGCTAAACAACTTTCAAGATATCGTTCAAAGTTCTTGTTAAACTTATCGTTGTTAAGTATGCTTTGAATAAACTCGTTTGTTTGTTCATTCTCTATTGTGATTTCTGCTTGCTCATTGTAAACTAAACTAGCTATCTTTTTACAAGCAGTTCTTGCCAATGGCAAGTGGTTATATTTTCTTGTCTGCCGTTCTCCGTCTGTGTTTATGTACTTCACATCATCAAATTTACTTTGATAATATGTTAAGTTACTTTGAATCCTATTGTATTCTTCGCTAGTAACTGCTATTTTCGGATGGTCGGTTAAATTGATTAAACTTCCCTGCATTTGCCATTTGCTCCTTTTAAATAAATTCTTAATGATTTCTATTATTCTCATTACTCTTGCTCCTATGCTTTTAATCCTAGAAGTTTTGCATTATCTAAAACAAAATACTTAAATTCATCGACTGTATGGTCGTCTTCTTTAACCACTCTTGGCTCTTCTGTATTGATAGTTTTCTCATCATATCTATACATCTTATGCTCTTCTATAAATATTTTGTTGTTTTCATTGTCTAAATAAAAAAATCTACCTTCTGCAAGTAGACTTGTAACCATATCTATCATGGTTTGATTTTTCTTTTTAGCTACTGGATGCCATCTGATACCATAATCTTTAAAGAACTGATTTCTTAATGCACCCTCTGCGCTATCTATAGTCAACTGAATTAAGTTAGCATTGTATCGCTCTTGTACTTCATCAATAAATGTCTTTATCTCAACAGTTAACTCACTAGGTGCTAACTTAACAGTTTTACCTGCAGGGCTGTAATAGTAAGTGTCTAGTAATATTACATTCCCTCTTGCAGTAATACCATAAGCACCGCAAGCAGTAGCGCTCTGTTGGTGTCCTGTGTCTAGTGCATACGATATTCCTATTAATCTATCATTGCTAGGTAACTCTGTTAATGGATGGAAACAAGACATATTATAAACGTTGCTTCCTAGTCCTACCGGCTCTCCTAGATAGATGTATCTGTAATACTCATAGTCGTTCTGTTTAATACGTTCTATATCCAGCAACATTTGTTCAGTTACGAATCCTAGTTCATCGTTTAAATAACTAGATTCATGCACTAAATAGCTATCATCTGTCTTTACCTCTTCGCTCCACTCATTAATCCAGTTGTAAGGGTTTCTAGGCGGGTTGTAAGACCAATAGAATTTAACAAACCTTACGTCTTTATGTTTCTGTCTCATGAATGTAATGTTTGTTTGGTCAAACTCTTCTTTACTGTCAAACTCTGCAGCCTCTTCATACCATACAGCAACTATGTCGCTTATATCGTTTGACTTTAGCTTTTGAAAGTCGTCTGCACCGTAGAAATAAAATGTAGAGCCTGTATATATATGTGTTATTTTGAACGGACTAACCGTTGCTTTAAATTGATTTGCATAACCGTATATATTAAGTGCCCATTGTATTTTGTTGAATACACTATCTCGTATTGTGTTAGCTACTTTTCTGATTACTACTACATTAGCTCTTTTATTTTTATTTAATTGCTTGCTCATCTCTTTAACTAACTTCAACGCTACTACAGATGATTTAAAACTGTTCCTACCGCCTTTTAATACGTTATAAGGAACTTTTGATTCCCATACGTTTCTAAAGTGTGGGTTTACGTTCTTTTCAATCCTAAACACACTCATTAATCATCATCCCAACTATCAACGATTATTACAGGCTCTGGTGCTGCTGCGTTGTCTTTCTGGTCGCTCCATGCTGCTTTACGATTCTTCAACCAAAATATCTGGGCTGTTGTATTTGGCTTGCTGTATTTAGTAACAGTTACTACAGCACCTGCATTAGTTACTGTCTCTTCTGTGTAGTGGAAACCTACTGCACTCTTAAATAATGCGTTCTCCACTTGCCTGTCTACTACTTCCTTACCTTTTTTTAAGGAGGACGAAAAAGACACAAAGCGTTTCTTCCACCCTTTGAAAGTAGTGTAACCTATTCCCATATTTTGAGCTATTTGTTTATCGGTTAAGCCATCTCTTGCCCAACCTTCTATAACTGTTAAACCTTCTTCCGTTAACCAGTCGTCATACTTCGCCATTTTATCGCCCCCCTTTCTTGATAAAATAAAAAAAGCACCGTTTAAAGTGCTTTTCTTTCGTATAAAAAAATTAAAAAAATATTAAAGGTATGTCGCGTTGTAAATATTTTTTTATGATTACCCGAAGTATTAAAAAATAAAATTAAAATAAAGAGTTTTTCATTATGAATAGAAGTAATAATCTTCAATTTTTGCAAGTAGCTAACAGAGAACGTTTTGCCTATTTATCTTATATATAATTTTGTTAGTAATTATGTTTTTAAGTAATTATGTTTTAAAAAATATTAATCTGAAAGGAAAGTTTATCGCTCAAACACGATATTATGACTAAATACCATTTGTTAACTTTCCCTGTTAACTCTTACATTTATATTATATCAAATTCAAATATACTTGTGTGTACCTCTTTATACTTATTTATACTTTTTAATACTTATTGTTGTGTTCTTGGTAAATGAATATATTTCAATGCTGCCGTGTGCTTATTCGCTCTAGTGTTAGTACTTATATCTAACTTAGTTTCAATCTCATCCCACTTCTTACACTCGATGTATCTCATACTCAATAATAATCTGTATTCATCATTTTTAACATTGTCAATAACTTTCATTATTTCTAATATTGAATCATGTAATTCTATGTTTTTTTGAATGATGTATTCTTTACACTCATCCGTTTTGTCTATAAGTGCTTCCCAGCTTGATTTGTTCCCACCTTTAATTTGTTCTTTTGCATAGTCAATAGCTTTTACTTGAGACTTTCTATATTCAATAGTCTTTAATGTATTATTTTTACTTTCTATCAATCCTTGAAGATAATTAATTCTACTTAAATAATGAATCTTCCAGTTTGCTCTCTTTTCCTCTTTTGTTCTCATATACTATCCTCTTTTAATCTTATTTAACTCTCTTACGATTCAATACTAATGCTAGTGCTAATGCTCCTACAATTAAGAATGTTACATCTTTACTTGTTGTCCCTGTTGCAGCTAACTTCTTAACTTGATTAGTTTGTTTACTTTCTTTTTTACTTACCTTAACAACTTTAGCTACTTCTTTTACTTTTGGTTTCGCTTCTTCTTTTGGTTGTTCTGGAATCTTAAGTTCTGGTAATTCTAATACTGGAGCTGGTGGCAACATAGGTATATCATTAATATCAAGATATGGTTTCTCTAGCACTGGAGCAGGTGGTAATAATGGTATATCTTTTAAATCAAGATAAGGCTTTTCTACAATCGGTGCTGGTGGCATTAATGGTATATCATCAATGTTAAGTTCTGGCTTTTCGTATTTAGGAGCATCGTTAGGTATTTCAAATACTGGAGCTGGTTTGTTTTCTCCTTCTACATTCCCTGTTCCTTTTGCTATTTGCACCTCTACATCTTTGTCCCAGTCTACATTGTTGTCTGCTTGTATTCTTAAATTGTTAGTAGGATTCTTGCTTGTATCTTTTAATTTAACTAAGTAGTTAACAGAAACTATATCATTTAATGATGGTAATGTAATTGTGAATCCTGTATCAGTGATATTAATGTATTTAGAATCTACATCTCCGATTTCTGTCCATGGGTCAATACTTGATAGAATTTTAGCTTCTAAGCTTCCTTTTACATACTCTTGGTTGCTGTCCCATTTGTCAGTTATTACTGCGTTAGTAAGGTTAGCTTTCTTATAATTCACTCTACCCCACCAATTAATTGTGTTACTGTCTTTTTGTACGCCCCACTTTGTAACTATTTCTTGCGGGTCTGGTCGTCCGTCCTGCTCTACTTCTGTTTTTACTACTGTTCCATTGAAATTTAAATCATAAGTTTTATTTTCTGTACCTGTAACTTTCTCTTTGTTCCATACTGTCATCAAAGAAAGCTGCATACTTTTATTTAATGGTTTGTTTGTGAAATAATCGTTAAATACTGTTGTTACATTGTTATTTTCTACACTCGCTGCTGCTTTACCAACTACTGCTCCCTCTGCGCTGTTAACATCAAAATTATAGCTTGTTTGTAAATTAAGCTCTTGTGGGAGGTTAAATACTACCTTGTCTCCGTTATTAATATTTAAATCATCACTAAATTTAGTCTTGTACTCTACTGTAACAGGGCTGAATCTATCTCCGCTTGTTGTAACTTTAACTTCTGGCTTATCCACCTTAATCTCTGTTGCTGTTGCTAATCCTCCAAAAAATATAATCATCATTAATGTTGTAATTGTAAATAATATCTTCTTCATTTATTTCTTATCCTTTCTATTTCTTTTTCTATTTGAATTATTCTTTCTTGTTTTTCTACATATCTATTACTTATAATTTCACAATCTGATATTGCGAACTGTATAAGTTTTTCTCTTTCTTTAAAATAATTTGTAAAATGAATCTTACTTGTATCTACTAAAAAGAATCCTTCATTTTCATTGAAAAATACTTCGTATTCTTCTTTTCCATTTGTTAAAACATCTCCTACATAGACATCTTTATTATTTTTATCTTTCAAACTTGTTTTTAAAATCAAGAACACGTCTTTAACTTCAAATGCTCCATAAGGTGTATATACAGTATCGCTATTAATATTTATTTCTAAAACTGGACTAACTACACCTAATGGCTTGATAAACACTTTCATATCTTCAAATATGTTCATTTTCTTCTATCTTCTAAACTTTCTACTTTTAAATTTTTAGTGCTTATTGTCTCTATCATTAAATTTTTAGTAGCTGTTGTCTCTCTTGAATGTTTGTTAATACATTCCGCTACTTTTTTTAATTTATCTTGATTAGCTGTTAACCACTCTTCAAATTTATCCTCATGAACTTGTATTTTATTTTTATTCATATATGGCACTATAGCTTTACTCGGACTTCTTTCATAGTATTTCTTTTTATAAAATGTCTTTAGTATCAAGTTAATAATGTAGTTCAGAAATTTGTTCATTATACTTCTACTCCTAACTCTTTTAACTCTCTTATTACTTCATCTCTCTCCCTTTGATAGATGCGGCTTAAATAACTAGCTCTTGGCAACTTATCAATTATTCCCTCGTATCTTTCTAACTTTATTTTTAATTCACTTGCTTTACTTAAATCTTCTAATTTCATGTTAACCCTCCACTTCAATTAATACTTTCGTTTTCTCTAACTCTTCCAAAAAATGTAGCGTTCCTATCGCTCGTGAATCTTGATACACTTCATCTAGCTTTTTAGCAAAGTCTGAATCTAGTTCTATTTGCTTATTTTCATTTAATCTAGCTTTTAGAGTTATTGTCGATGTTCCTTTTTTAGTTTTAATCTTAATATCATCTAACCATATTTCTATATTGTCTTTTTTGAATAACTGCTTAAATTTCTCTATTACTTTTCTTTGATTCTCTTCGCTAGTCTTTGATAAATCTGGTAAAGGATATAAATTAGCATCGTATCCATAATATTGAAGTTTGTTGCCCGTTGATTCATCTTCCTCTAAATACCATGTTTGAGCCTTGTAAATGTCATCTTCTTTTATATCTACAGCTACTGGATATTTACTTTTCATTAGCACAACACCTCTTTTATTTCATCTCCGAATAAATCAATACACTCTTGAGGTATTTCTCTTGATTTAAAGAAAGGTAGTTTTGCGAAATTATGAGTAATCGTAGACCAACCAACCCTAAACTCTTCTTCATCATAATTATAATAAATATAATATTTATACTCTGTATCTTCCCACTCTGGCTCCCAACTATCATTTTTAATCTTCGCCCATTGGTGTAGTTTAAACAATAGCTTACGTTCTTTTAGATGTTGTTCAGCTTCTTCTTTTGTTTTGAAATATAAACCATGTTCAAATACATTTTTTGAAAAGTTGTCATTATCGAAAAAATATATATCACATATGTTAGCACTTGCATTAGATATATAATATAGAGTTTCTTCATGTTTTGGATAAGTCAATTCAAACTCTTTCTTAACATCTTCTAACTTGCTTATAAACTCATCTCTTAATGCTTTTGCTTTCTCGTCAAATTCTTTTATTAATTCTTCTTTATTCATTTTCTAACTCCTTATTTTATTTTTATATCTTCTTTGACCATCTTTTATCATTTTATACTTACTCCACGATTTAATTTCAGTTATACCTAATTTCAACAATTCTTTATTTTCATATTCATTACCTAACACTTCAATACTACTTATATTATTGAAAGGTGCAAAATCTCTTAAACACCATGTTCCATTTATAGATTTTAGTAAAAATTCACATGTGGGTTGTTTATACTTAACTATACAATCCCACCAACCGTTAACTTTTACTATATCTCCCGTATATATATATCTACCATTCTTATCTTTCTTTCCTGTGTTATCCATAAATTCTACTTCATCAAACAATCTAGTATATGTACGGTAAGTTTTGTTATCAAAGAAAATAACTATCTTGTTTTTGTAGTCAATAACTTGGGTGTCATAGACTTTATTTTTATCTTTTACATAAATCTTTGGTGCTAACATCTCTCACACTCTCCTATCTTAATTTTATTTATAAGGCTTGAATTGATTTTCAAAACAAGCCTTATTAACACTACTTGTTACCTACGAATATTAATAACACTTTTTTATTTTCGTGAATGCTGTCTAATACTTTAACTTCTAACACTTTTTCAGTTGCTGCATCTAGTCCAATCTCGTCAATATTACTATCTTGAACAAACTCATTGATATCATTTGCAAGCATTCCTTCTGTTGTTTCTATTTGTACTACTTTTTTTAAGTTTTCTAACATTAATTTCTCCTTTGTTTTTGAATTTTGATTTTTATTGAAAACATTAAAGACCTAAGTTTAACAATCTTGTTAAACAATCTTCTTTTTCTTCTCTCTTTAAACTCTTAAATATTTCAACTATATCTTTAATAGCTTCTTGTCCGTTGCTTTGTAAGAGCTGTGATACTTCAATCCCTCCTTTCATGGCAATTTGTTTCAATCTACTTTTATTTGGTGTATGATAACCTTTCTCCCAACGATAAACATCAGATTTACTAGCATTGAATAACTCTCCAAACTGTTCTAATGTCAATCCTAGATTCACTCTTATATCGTGAATTTTCTTACCTACTATTTTCTTTTGTGCCTCTTTTAAACTCTTATCTTTCATTTCTTTAATATTCCTTTAATCTTGTTTAACCATGAATAACCTTTCCATTTTACTTGTATTACTCGATATACCACTTTGCATAGTACTTCTGGCTTTGGTGGTTAAAGTCTTCGTTGTTATATTTTTTTGTATTTTCATACGGCGGGTCTAAATATATAATTGTATTTTCTAAATGTGAAAAGTCTTTGTAAGATTTGTTATATAGTTGTAATTGTTTTGGTTGTTCTAATTCTTGTAATCGTTCTACTTGCTTTAATGCCTCTAATTGTTGCAATCTTGCTAATTGTTCTAATAACGCTAAACACTTTAAACTCCCAACTTCTTTTAACTTGTTTTTATAAGTGTCGGTTTGTCTATATTGTCTCCAATTCTCCTCGTTTTCTATAATTTCAACAGCTAGATTGTATTTTAAATCTGAATTTTCTTTTGAATAAAGATAACTTTTACAATCATTACCAAAACTATTAATCAACAATTTCAAATTATCTTCAGCTGTCTTTCCTTCTTTATCTTGTATCCTAAAAAATTCATCTCGTGAGATTATATAATTCTTTAAATCTTCAGTTTTTAAACTTAAACTATGTTTAAACACATCATAAACACCTTTATTTTTTTCGTTATATGTTATGTCAAAACCTTGTAACAGAAATTCACAGCTAATAGCTCCGCCACCGCCTAGTAAATCATACACTTTCTTATCTGTTCCGAAGTTTTCTTTTACAATTTCAACTATCTTTCTTGAAATTTTCTTTTTGCTTCCTTGATATGGCAATCCTATTGCCTTACCTTTTCTGTAATTCCCGCTATATTTAATCATCTGCACCTCTCTAATTTGTTATTTTGCGGTTATTACTTCTTTCTTAATTACTCTATCTCTTTATCTATCTATTACCTTTTGCAACTCATATACACTTACACCTGTTACCTTGCTAATCTTTTTCCATGTGCTATAACGCTGCCTTACGATTCCCTCTCTAGCTTCTTGAATAGTTTTTCTATGCAGTCCAGTAACTGCAGCTAATCCCGTGTTAGTTATTCCAATCTCTCTCATCAACTCATCAAGTTTAGTTCTTTTCATTTTCTTTTATTGTCTTTCTAATAAGTTCAAAAATTTCTTTAGGAGTTTCTTTAACGTTTGTATAACCTATATCAGTATAAATCGTTGCCCCCTCAGAAATGACACTAATTTCATTAATTTCGTTTATATTTATAAATGTTTCTCTATTGTCTACTTCTCTGACTACTTTAATAAACGGTGTACCTGCTGTAACATCTTCTACAACTTCTTTATTAGCTATTTCTAACGGTTTTAAAGCTGTTTCTGGCTGCTCTACGACCTCTCCTTTACTTTCCTTTGTGATTCCCTCGTAAAGCTCTTTAATCTTGTTATATCGCTTTATATTAGGTCTACCGCCTTTCTCCCATCTGTAAATAGCTTGTACATCTACACCTAGATTATGTGCTAGCATAGGTGCGTTTAAATTGTAATGCTCTTTAATTTTTTTTATCATTTCTTCAACTCTAATCACTGGCTTTACTTTCCTTTCTTGTTTTTCTTTTTTAATTTTTTCAATATTGTTAAATGTTGTAAATAAATTATTCTGAGCCGACTGTTGCATATTTTTCTATTCCTTTCTCTTCTTTCTCTTCTTCAACTGTTTCAAAGAAATGTATTTCTAATACTTCGATTTCTGTTCTATCATTTTCAAATAGCTCTAATGGTATAGTAGTTTGTCCATAAGTTCTACTTCTTACTCCCTCTTTATCAAGTCTATAAATTCTATTGTCGTATCTGAAATAGATTACCTCTACATCCGTGAATGCTGGTGCTATTTCTTTTCCTGTAACCATCCTTTTTATTTGCCAAAACTCTTTTTTCATTTTTATTTACCTCTCTCTTTATCGAATCTATGTTCCTGCAACCATTTAGCAAACTCTTTCTTTTGCGCTAATAGGTCAAATCCTGTTTCATCGTATATAGCTTCTGCTATGTCGTTGGTTGTAAATCTTTCTACGTGAAAATCCTTGAATATCTCGTACATCTCGTTGTAGAACTCTTCAAGCCTTTTTTTGCCATATCCTCTATTTCTTAAAGCAAGTAATGGTATTCCTAGTAATTTAACAAATAAACCTTGATATACTAAGTCCTCCATCTCTTTCTCTTTTTGTATTAGCTCTTGTTCTATTCTTTTGATTTCTGGCTCTAACTTTCTTCTAGCTTCATTCCTCGCTATATTAGTTAGTGCTGTAGGACTAGCTAAAACTAAATTAGATTTCTTAAGTTTCTTGCTTCCTCCCTTTTTCTTTTTCTTACTCTTTGCCATTTACTAACTCCTCTATCTCTTTATTTAACTCATTATCTATTGTTTCTACTTCTTTAATCTGGATAATTAAACCTGTGTGTTCGTGCATCCTCTTTTTTAAATGCATATCAGTAATTAAATTATCGTCTTTAAAATAACCTAGCTTTGTCATTATATCTTGTATTGTTTTTTGTAAATTGTCTAAGTCTGGTCTAGTATCTTTTACTTGTCCGTTTTTAGCTTTTTTTGTTAAGGGAAACAACCACGTTACATACAACTCAACAGGTTTACTATATGGCTCTCTTGGTTGTCTCCCGCTTAACGCTCTTATTAACAAATACTCTGAATATTTAACTTTTGTAGGTTTGTAAAATGTCTTTGTCTTTGTAGAAAATTTCTTTTGCTGTGCTGTAGTCTTTGGTACTTCATCCATACTTACGAAAAATTTCAATTTGTTTAACTCTCCTAATCTTCTAACCAATTATAGTTAAATTCACAATTTTTAGGTTTCGTTGAATTGTACAAACTTGCGATTACATAATTTTCAAAAATATTAATTTTTTTAGTTTTTAAGATTCGCTTCGTGCAATAATTTATATTTTGTTCAGTTAAGCTATTTAAACGCTCCTTAATGCTTGATACTGCTATGTTCTCGTTGTTTATGCTGTACGTTTTACTGTCGTCTGTAGCTTGTATATTAGCTATAACTTGTTCTACGTCTTGCTTTATTAAATCAAACCAAAAATTATATAAATCTATATCTAGCTTTAACTTAACTTTATCAAGCATTATATTATTACTAAGTATCTCTTTGATAAATTTATTATAATTATTATATATATTAATCTTATAATTAATCTTATTTATGGTTGGTGCATTTTGCCCTAACGGTTGGTGCAAATTGCCCTTACCTAGTTGGTGCATTTTGCCCTGTGAGTTGGTGCATTTTGCCCTAACCTCTGTTTCATTTTTTAATTTTTGGGTTGGGGCATTTTGCCCTAACTCTAAATTTTGTATTTGATTTTCAGTTTTATCTTTTTTTATCTCTTTAATATTAATATTTTTATCTAATTTAAGGTTATAAACTTCATCTATTTTTTGGTAATTTACTCTATATAATTTTCCGTTTTTGTGTTTTTGTGTAACTATGTAACCATCTTTTTCAAGTTTGACTAATGCTCTTTTTAGAGTGTCCACTCCGAAACAAAACTTAAAATCTCTTTCAAACATCTGATTAACTGAACTGAACAACCAGTATTCATTGTCTATAAACAACTCATTCTTTTTCTTGTTAATCGTTGTCCAGTAGTCAATTTGCTGTAATATTAATGCTTCGTTCACTTTTCCTTTTCCTAACACTTCTAACAACTGCAGGTTTAACAATAATACCTTTGATTCCTTATTGTTGAATACATTCGACATATTCTATTCATTTGTAAATGGATTCACTACATCTTGCATGAAGTCGTTAGGATTAAAGTTATTGCCAAAGTTATCAAATACTGTATTGTTATTCTTAAGCCCTGTGTTGTTAAAGTTCATTCCTTGCTGTTGATGTTGTTGATTGATTACATCTATCGCATTAGGTTGGTTTTGATTGAAGTTATTAAAGTTGTTATTTGTTGGTTGTTGTTGCTGTCCTTGATTTCTTGTATCTAAAAATTGAATGTTGTTAGCAATTACTTCTGTTCTATATACTGTGTTTCCGTCTTTGCCTTGAAAGTTGCTCACTTGAATACTACCTACAACTGCTATTAAACTTCCTTTTCCACAATATCTAGCTAAATTCTCTGCTTGTTTATTGAAAGTCTTGCAGCTTATAAAATCTGCTTGTTGTTGCCCGTCTTGTCCTTTGAAAGCTCTATTTACTGCTAAAGTAAAGTTTGTATATGCTTTTCCGCTTTCTGACATTCTTAAATCTACATCTTTTGTTATTCTTCCTACTAATACTACATTATTAATCATTGAGTTTTATCTCCTTTATTTTTTCTATAATTTTTAATACTTCTTCTTTTGTAAATAGTTCTATTTCAACTTTCTTTCCTATACTTTTTTTAGGTAGCCATAATACGTAGCCTTTATAATTGCTGTAATTAGATTCATCATAAGCTATTAAATAAAGCGATAACTGATACTTTAAATACTCTTTATTTAGCTTTGATGTAGTCTTTACATCATATATTATGTTGTCCCCTACTCCGTCTACACGTCCGCAGTATATATCTTTGTAAAGAACAAACATTTCTTTATCTAATGTTTCAAAGTCTTTTATCTTTTTATATTGCTTAATTGCGTTTTGCTCGTAAACATTTTCTGTTTTCCATTCTATCCCATCTTCTAAGCTCTCTATTAGGAAATGTACTCTAGTTCCATAATTGCCTGCTTGTTGTAATATACTGTAAGGTACTCCCTCGTATTGCTCTCCTAATAAAAGTTTTATACATTGAGTAACGCTTAACAACTTCTTATCATCTAAATAATAAGTGTGTGTTACTTCATCAAATTTAAAGTTGTAATTTGATGTTGACATTTTCAGATATTTCCGTTTCTTTTACATATTGCTCATACAAGAATGGATTATCAGCTTTAAAATCGCTACTATTAAATGATTTTCTAAAGTAAGCTGGTTTAATACTAACTTTAGCTGTATCATTCTCAAACTTATCTAAGTTATCAGCCTTCATTTTTAACATTATTTCTTGTCTGACTTCTTCTTTTTCTATGTTTAACATATCTATTTTTTCATTTATTTTTTTATACTTTGACAAAAGTTTTTCCATAATTCCTCAAGCTCCTTATCTGGTATTTCTTCTAGTGATTCAACACTTAAATTCTTTTTCTTTAACCAACCATCTATTTGACTTAATTCAACTTTGTGAGTATGCATCGTTGATAATGCTTCATTCCTGTTAAATTTAGTTGCTACTTTAACCGCTTGCGGTGTAGGTTGATAATTTTGTATGTTTTGTTCTAAAACATCACTCTCTGCTATCTCCAGTGCGTTCATATATAGGTATCTTTTGCTATATGTGATGATGCCTCCTATTGTTTGCATATTAGCTCCTACAGTTGTTTGACTTGGTATTGTGTACTGAACTTTTTCATTTGTGTCTAAGTCAGTAAATGTTATCTTTGCGCTATCCTTATATAAGGTAAAATGCGGATATAATTTCAAACTATCAAATATTTCATTTGCTAATGGTAAAAAGTCAGATAGTTCAAAATATTTTTGATTCGTGTACTTGTTGAATCCTGTTTTTTTAATCTTCTTTTTTTGTAATAATACTCTTGCTTGTAAAAGTTTTTTCATTTATATTACTTCCTCCTTAAATACTTCGTATAACTCTCTATTATTTCTAGTTCTTCTTGTTTATTTAAACTTGTAAATGCGTTCTCTACTTCTGTGTCGTATGGATACGAATCTGCAAAAATACATATTGTAGAAATTATAAAATCGTCATCTAGTTCTTTTAATTTATCTAGTACTATTTCTTGGTTTCGATTAAGTTTGTTTAGCTTGTTAAATGGTCGAATACTCTTCGATTCAATTAACTCGTCTATATCATCTCTTTTTATTTCTAGCAGCCTTACATCTTGCTTACACTCTTTTAATAGCTCTATTGCTATGTTTAAGCTGTCTTTAGCTGCTTTTAATTTCTGTACCTCCATTATTCCTCCTATTGACTTTTTAATTTATTTATTTTAAAATGTATGTAAGTATATTTTTTTAAGTGGCTGTTTTTTAACAGCTGCTTTTTTTATTTGTTTTTTTCTGTTTCTTTATGTAATGGGTTAGTTGTCTTAACTGGTTTTACTTCGCTAAATAATTCTGCAGGTGTTATATCAAAATAGTTACACAATACATCTATTACATAAAAACTAACCTCTTGGCTTTTGTTGTGTTTTATTCTGTGTACTGTTGGGTAGCTTAAACCAGTACCTCTTACTACATCACTAGTTTTTACACGTCTCTCTGCCATTAATTCCCATAAATTGATTCTATATTCTTTCATTTTTTTACCTCTCTATTAATATCCGTCTTTTTGTCTTTGAATGTTTACTAAAGATTTTTTTTCGTATGCTTCAAACAACTCTTCTAATGTGTAGAATAAAATCGCTATATCAATAATTAATTCTATTGCATTCACTGGCTCTTGAATATATACTGTGTTGCCAACTCTCTTATTAAATAAGTAACCTGTTTTTATTTCATTTAACATTCCGCTCTTGTGTTCTTTGTTATTAATTCTTTTTAATGTAAATTTGCATCTATCATAACTGAATGTTTTATGTTTATGATTAAGTAAAGATAGCGCAAATGCTAAGCAGTCCGCTAATTCATCTAGCTGTTTTTCTTTAACTGTTTTATTTTTCTTCCAATCTTTAAATAAACCTAATGCGTTGTACCATTCGTGGAACTCTTCGCAAAGTGCAGTTTCTATATGATTTTCTTTCCATACTTTCATATATGAATCGACTTTTTGTTGCAAGTCTTGTGCTTTTATTAATCTGTCATGTAATTCTAATGATTTCATTTAATTCCTCCTAAAAATATTTTTTGCTAAACTCTTTATCAAATATTGCTTGAATCAATATCCCTGCCCCTGTTGCAAGTCCTGCAATCTGTTTCCAATCTACATTTGTTAAAGTTAAGAAACAAACACTTACTACAGCGATAGTCCAGTATATTACGTGTAATTTGTCTTTTTTAATTTTTGGTAATTTCATTTATTTAACACCTAATTCCTCTCTAAATATTTGTACTGTTTTTCTTGAATAAGGCTCGACATACTCCGCTAACCTTTTATCTTGAAAATACTTGTAGTTCGTTGCAAAGTGTAGAAATGCGTATATATTAAATTGTTCTTTTCCTAGTTTTAAGCAACTTCCTTGAGGATAAAACTTTTCTTCTACTTTTTTTAAGAATTGATTTTTCCATTTGTTGTAAGTTGTTTCTTTTACGCTAAAGCACTTCTTAATTTCTTCTTTAGATATGTAAGGAAAAGTTAAATCCAACTTTCGCAACTCAACTAAGTCTAATTTTATTTCCTCCATTCAATCACTCCTTTTTTATATTATTTTAATTATTGTTCAACGCTTTGAACTTCTTCTTTAAAAAAATATAAATGAACTTTGCTTTCTGGTAGTTTTAACAGTTTCATAGCTTTTTTAATTTCGTTATCTTTCCATGGTCTGATATTATTTAATTTTAACGACATTGTTCGTTCTGATAGCTTCATAGCGATAGCAAAATTACCTTGATTACCGTAAACTTCTATTATTCTACCTAATAGTTTGCTATAATCAAATCTCATTGTTTCTCCTTTCGCTTTTTATTTAGTTCAATCCTTTGAACTATCTTAAGTATACTACACCTTTTTTCTTTTGTCAAGAACAAAATTCAAATTTGTTGAACTTTTTTCTTGAACTGTAGTTCAAGTTATGATATTATATAGTTACAGGAGGTAAAAGAGTTATGGCAACTTCTACTGAAAGAATAAATCAAATAATGAAAGAAAGAAATTTAAGACAAGTAGATGTTCTTAATATGGCAAAGCCTTATCAAGAAAAATACAATATTAAATTTTATAAAAGCCATTTATCACAATATGTAAATGGAAAAAGTAAACCAGATAACGAAAAAATCTTCCTATTAGCTAAAGTTTTTGGAGTATCGGAAGCGTGGTTATTAGGTTATGATGTACCTAGAAATAAAGTAACAGAAGAAAATAACGAAAATAATAAATCTTCACAAGGAATTAAAATCGCTGTTCTTGGCACTGTTCCTGCTGGAATACCTATAGCAGCAGTTGAAGACATACTAGATTATGAAGAGATTCCGAAAAGTTGGGAAAATCAAGGGGAGTTTTTCGGTTTAAAGATAAAAGGGGATTCTATGATGCCTATTCTAACTAATGGGGATGTAGTTATAGTAAGGAAACAAACTACAGCGGATAACGGGGACACAGTAATAGCGATGGTTAACGGATATGATGCAACGTGTAAGAGATACGAACGCTCTAACAATGGTATAATGCTAATACCTAACAACAGTAGCTACACTCCTACGTTTTACACAAACGAAGAAATAGAGAGCTTGCCTGTAACAATAATAGGTAAAGTTGTAGAACTAAGACGTAAATTTTAGATAGCTAGTTTTAGCTATCCAACATGGTTTTTTAACCACCAAAAAAAATATACAAATAGGAGCATATAAAATGAAAAAAACAAAAGTATTATTAACAACATTATTAGCTGGAGCAGTTGTATTAAGTGGTTGCTCTTCAAAAACAGAGACTAGTTCATCTTCTAATAAAACCGAACAAAAAGAAGAAAAGAAAACTAGTAATGAGCCTAAGTTAGGAACACCTATTGTTTTTGATAAACAAGCAGAAATTACAGTAAAATCTGCGACTTGGACAGATGAAAGAAATGGTTTCGAAAGTAAGCCTGCTAAAAAAGTTTTACTTGTAACATACGATATTAAAAACCTTTCAGATAAAGACATTCCAATAGGAGTAGAATTGAGTTTATATGTTAATGGAAAAAAAGCTGAATCATATCCTATTCAAGTTACTCTAAACAGTCTTTCTCCTAATAGAACACTAGAAAACGCAACTCATGCATTCGCAGTAAATGAAGAAGGCTCTTTAGAATTGGAAGTACAGCCTTTTATGTCAACTAGTGGTAAGAAAATAATTAAATTAGATGTGAAATAAAATAAAAAAATAAAGCCTGTTTTATATAAAATAAACGGCTTTAAAAGAAAAAAGTAGCGGTCGACTGTCGCTACTTAATATTATTGCGGACTTTGTCCTATTAAATCGATTTTAAACATAGTCTTTGACACATACTAACACTAGTAATTAAATTATGTCGAGGTAAGCTACAACCCTCATCATATATTAATTATAACATACTTTTATTAGTTAGTCAATTTACTGAAAGGACGTGTTAAAAGTGTGGATAGAAACTACTAAAAACGGAAAAGTAAGGTATTATGAAAGAATCAAGTTGTTAAATGGGAAGTATAAAAAGATTTCTGTTCTGTTTGACAAAGATACAAGGAGTAATAGAAAAACTGCGATAGAGATATTAAGACTAAGAGAACTTGAAGAAAGTTCAGTTATAGACAATACAATTACTTTCTTTGAATCCTTTGACATTATCAAAGAAAAACATTTTAAAAATATCAAACCTAACACACAAGTACAATATGCTACTACTATGAAAAAGATTAAGAGGTTATGCAGCGATACACCGTTAAACAAAGTTAACGCTAACTACATTCTAAATATTCTTGATGATGTAGCTGTGTCAGATGTTAATTACAACGCTCATTTAGGTTGTATAAAGACATTTATCAAGATTCTATATAGGTTAGACTACATACAAGATATATCTTTTCTTGAAAAGCTGCAGAAGAAAAAGCAAACAGTAAAAGAGGAAACAAAGTATTTAGAGCAAGAAGAGATTGACTTAATCCTAGATGAGTTGAAAGACTATCCCTACTACAGAAATGTAATTGAGTTTCTTGTCAATACTGGTTTGCGGTTTGGGGAATTGATAGCACTAACATTTAATGATGTAGAGGGAAATATATTAACAATAAATAAGACATGGAATATCAACGGAGGTATCAACACACCTAAGACAAAAAGTAGCAATAGAAAAATATCACTTAATCAGAAATGTTTAGATATATTAGAAAGTCAAAAAAGATTAAAAGCTAACTATCAGATTATATATAAAACATATAATGATGATAAGAATTTAATATTCCCTAATCTACACGGAAACTATATAATCCCTAGTCACTTTAGAAAAGGACTAAAAAAGCTAGTAAGCAAAGAATTTAAGATTCATAGTTTGAGGCACACTCACGCTAGTTTGTGTATTGATAAAGGAATACCTATTGAATATATCTCAAAGAGGTTAGGACACGAAGACACAAAAGTAACACAACGAATTTACATTCACAAAACTAAAAAAAGTCAAAAGAAAGAGTTTGACTTATTCAAAGATATATCATTTTAAATAAAAAAGACTAACATTAAAGTAAATGCTAGTCTTTTGTTTTTGCCTTATTTTGCCCTTTTCTTGCCCTTTTATTCTACCTTGCAACTTGTTAAACTTGATATGATAAGGTTTGTTTATTTATGTTTCATGTATGGGAATCCTAAATATTTCATTTCACAACATTTTAAAAGTGTTCAAAAACGCTTGTTTTATCGTGTTTTTGGCTTTATTTCATTTCAATAAAACGTGCTATTTTGAAAGATTTTGTCCTTTTTCTGCCCTTTTTTTATGGTGTCTTTACCATTGATTAATGGTTTACTTTTATATAATAACATAGATTCAAGAAATATAAAAGAGGTAGTTTTTTTACTACCTCCTAAATTTTATCTTGTGTTGTGTAAGCAACTTAACACGAACTCATTTTTGTTAACTACATCTTCATATTCGCTAAAGTAAAATTGATAATTTCTATCCAGATTTTCATCATCAAAGTTTACTTGAAATATTAAACGTTCGTAGTCATCTTCTTCTAAATGCCCTAAATGGCTTTTTAACTCTTCTATACTGTTAGATGTTGTAATGTCGTTTGGTTTATCTTCAAACCAAAAATCAACCCATGCTCCCTCTTCTAATACTAACTCATTTATTATTGTCATCATTTTATCATAGTTTCTCATGTCTAATCTCTCCTTGTATTCGTATAATTTTTTAGCTATTTTTAATGTCATATTCTCTAATGCGTATTTACCACTTCTGTAATTTTGGATAACACTTAATGTAATTCCAGTATCTTTAGAAATTCTGTAATCTGTAACATCACTTTTTAATAATTCTTCTATTTCTTTAATTATTTTATCCATTTTTACACCTCTATAAAAAACTTAAAACTATTGAAATTATCGTTGCTATAATTCCAATTACCAATATCACCATTTGTATTTTTTGTATTTTTTCTTTTTTCATGATATAATGTGAACATAAGCAAGGTACTTGGGGTTTTTCAACCCCGTTCCCTTTTTGATTTAGAAGATTTTTACAATTAAATCTATTAAAGACTTTATTATCTGTAATATAGCGAGTATTATCGATAGTCTTATTAGATTTGTTTGGTGAAAATCTTCTTTTTTATTTTTCAACCTTTTTCTTCTGTTCACTGTTTCACCTCCTTACATTTATTATTATACTCTATATAAGGTATAAAGTCAATAGATTTTTTAAACTTTTTTTAATTTTTTAATAGAAATTTTTAAAAATTGCTATTGTAAAGGAAATTTAGACATAAAAAAAGAAGCCCACCAATTAAGGCGGGCTTGTTAATTAAATATTTGATATAACCATTATATCACATTATTCACACTCTGTTAAGTATTTATCTTCAATCCACTGGTCGCTATCTTTGTAGTTAACTCTACTCCAACCGTCTTTTTTCTCATAAACTCGAACTCTAGTTCCAGCCGCTACAAACTCTTTATCCTCGCTTGCTAAGTCTGGTTGACTTTCTAAGTAGTAGTCTATAGATACTGTTGCTTCATAATATGGTGTGTCGCTTTTCTCTAGCGTTACATCTTCATCTAATATAGATTTCTCTACAACCTCTGCGATGTTAGTATTTTCTCCTACTTTGATTTCTCCGCTATAAAGTTTTTTCATTCTGTCTATAAAGTACTCTCTACATGCTTCTGTACCTGCTCCATTGTATGCTCCGCCGTTAGCGTGTAGTTTCATAGAGCGGTGCGGACACGCTGTAGCACTAAACTCATGATGTAATTTAACAGTATCTGAATTAATAGGTAAGCCATAAGAATCTAGCACCTCAGCAGCTAATAGTAATGCTGCGTCTTCATTTGCTAAAAAGTCTTCATCACTCGCTGTCATAGATTGACATACTTCAATACCTATAAAGTTTGCATTACCATATGCATTAGCTGTGTGCCATTCTTGGCGGTTAGTTGGTTGGAATACATACACATCATTTCTGTCTACATAGTATGCTGCGAATCCGTTAGAAAGAGTACCATTGTTAACTCTATCTGTTAAGAATCCGTCATATTGACTAGCTGTATTCCCTCCTGCATCATTGTGAATTACAACGCCCAGTACTGCGTTTTTTGGTGGTGTAAAGAAAATCCCTTGTTGAAAATAACTGCTATAAATTTCTGCCATTGTTTGTTCCTCCTAAATTTGAATAAAATAAAAAAGACTATTACTAGTCTTGTTTTGGTTTGTCGTATGTCATAGCTTGTTCACTGTCAGAAAAGCCTTTTGTTGTAGGGTCGTTAACAATACCTAACAGCCCTAGTATTAAAAATACTGTGTCAACAATTCCGTTAATGTTAGTGTTGAACATTTCAGTATTTAGATTGTAACCTAGCAACATTGCAACTTGTTTAATAAGTAACAATAAAGCTGCTATAAACGCTAATACAAAGCGTTTATTTTTAAATCTAACTTTCCAATTTATCATAGTAATTCACCTCCTTTCCTAGTTTGTCGGCCATGCGTCGCTCGTTAAATATGAGATAGAGCTTACTCGTATATCTCCTATATCTCTATCTGTTGGCACGGGGTCAGTGAATTGGAATCTTAACTGGTTATAATCTCCATTTCCACCTAAATACCATGTCCCATAAGAAACGCCTTTATCATTATAAATATTTCCAATAAGTGAAGCTTCGGCTCTATATCCTATTGGAATCCCACCATTTTGAATAATATAACAATTTCGTTCCTTGTCAGAGCCTTGCAGAACATATCCTGCTCCACCACGTCTGACAATACCAAACCAGCCCCAGCTTAAGCCTCCGAACTGATAATATACTACATTGTTAACACGTCTTATTTTGACAAATGAGTTACCTAATTTTGATACAGAAGGAAGTATTTTCCAACCTGTGTCTCCAATTAAAACCTCCCAACCAGTGTTACCTGTTCCAGACTTTTTAATCCATTTCAACGCTCCGTTTGTTACTGCTTCATCAACGTAAGTCGTTCCTATAGGTGCAGTTACAACGCCATTTGGCATTCCTCGTCCGTGTATTTCCCATTGCTTCGCTTCCAGAACTTTTAATCTTTTGTCTAGTTCAGTTGTGTTTTCTGTGTTACCAGTGTTGGTTGGTAGATAATTGTGAATATTTCGTGATGTTATAAATTTGATATTATCTTCTTCAGAAAATTCAAAGTCTGGTTCATAAGCGTCAGGCAACGAACTCCCTACTGTATATAATAAAGTTTCAAATTTAACGGTTTTTCTACTACCACTAACTACTAAATGATTACCAAAGGTATCGGAGTATAATCTACCATAGTTCTTATTTTTAATATAATCGTTAGTATTACTTAGATAATCTTCAACTCTAGTTACACCCGTTGTCGTGAATGGCAATTCGTTCTTGTCTGGTCTCCTATCTAATTTCGCTTTAAAATCATCTATTTCAGCACTACTTACTCCACCCTCAGCCTTTCTAGTCTCTAAGGTAACTAACCTACTTTTAATTTTATCTGTTTCCCTTGTGGTTGCATAACTTAGTCTAAATAATTCATCTCTTTTAACGCAATTGCTTAGGTCAACCTCTCCACTCCCTGCAGGTCTATTCTCAAGAGTTGTCAATCTACTCTTAATATCAGCGTCGTTATATGGTTGAGGCAATTCAGTTTTTTTAGCATACTCTTCTAAAGATTGGTGCTGCGTTAAATAACCTTTACTGTTTAATTCATCTTTCGTAACAAGGTTGTCAACGTTTGGTTGACTACCACGTAATTGATTTAACTCTTCTTTAGTCGCAAGGTTTGAAGTGTCAACTGTTACTTGACGGTTGCTTACTTCTTGCAATTCTTGTTTAGTTGCTAGATTGCTTATGTCTTGATGTTGTGTTAAATAGTGCTTGTTGTCTAACTCGCTTTTTGTTACATAATCTTCTAGTGATTGATGCTGCGTTAAATAATTCTTGCTATTTAGTTCATCTTTAGTTACTAGGTTGTCAACATTTAGTTGACTACCAGTAACAGCTTGTAACTCTTGCTTTGTCGCAAAATTGCTAGTATCTATTGTTAGCTGTGTTTTAAGCTCTTCTAGTTTACTGTTTGAAACATAGTCAATAGGTAGTTCAGACTTTTTCGCATAATCAATTAAACTCTGATGTGTCGTTATGAATCCTTTACTGTCAACTGTGTTGTTGACTATCTCTACTACATTTGGCATTTCGCTTTTTAGTTGATAGTCGTTTAATGTTGCAGTTCTTACAACGTCTGAAATATCGCTAGTTCTTACAAGCTCTGATAAGTCTGATTTTAAAGCGTAAGTACCTTTAGCCTTTTCTAGTTCCTCTGCTAACACTTCTTTTGTTAGTACGTCTAATTTGTCAACTACTACGCTATTAGCAAAATATCGCTCTTTAACAGGTAGATTGTCTTTTAAATCATATTCAGACATTTTTACGTCAAAAGAAAAACTGTAAACATCA